GCATTGAAATATTTTCCAAATGTCTTTAATAGACCTGATTCGGAATAATTTAAATTTTCGCTGAATTTTGTTAAACCTGCAGATTCATGAGAACATTGGCCGAAAAAGTGAGCCGATCTGATCTTCGATAATTTATAAAACTTGGTCACTGCTCTAAATGTATTTGGTCCAAAAGCGCCGTCTGGATTTACACCAGATTTTGTTTGCAATAATTTTACTGGATTTGTTTCCACATCATTTCTCCTATCGTAATATATAATATACATACTATTTATTCATTGAGGATTCCCTATGTTTTACACCAACGTCTGGCTTCACCGCGGCAAAATTTATACTAAAGGAGTAAGAGAGGGAAAGCCATTTAGAGAAACATCTGCATATTCACCATATCTGTTTGTCAATTCACCTGTCGAGACACAGTACAAAACTTTGGATGGAAAATATGTCGATAAGAAAAATTTCAATACAATCCGCGAGGCTAGAGATTTTGTTAAATCTTATAGTGATGTGTCGAATTTTCCAATCTATGGTCTGACACAATATCAGTATACTTACATCTTTGATAACTACAAGGGTATGATTGAATATGATCCTGAACTGATTTCTGTTGTTGGTCTCGACATCGAAAACTCTATGAAGAATAGAGTCGATATCGCAACAGGTGTTACAACGACTCCAAATGAAATTACGGCGATAACACTTCGTAAAGGCATTCACAGATATACCTTTGGTGTTAAAGAATTTACAGAACATCAAGACGATCTTACATACTATCATTGTAAAAATGAAAAAGATCTACTATTAAAATTCATTCAGGTTTGGAAGCTCTTAGACCCTGATGTAATTACTGGATGGAACGTAGAATTCTATGATATTCCATATCTCGTTAATAGAATTATCAGAGTTCTTGGTGAAAGACATGCTAAAGAACTTAGCCCATGGGGTAACCTGATCGCTTACGAAGTTATGATCAAAGGCAAACTCTGCCCATCATATCAATTGGCTGGTATCAGCGTATTGGACTATATGCAACTATACAAAAAGTTTACATACAAAAGTCGAGAAAAATATACACTAGCACATATATGTGAAGTCGAATTGGGTGAAACGAAGCTAGACTACACAGACTACATTAATCTCGACGATTTGTATGAAAAAAATCCACAGAAATACATCGAATATAATATTCACGACGTTGATTTGATTTTTAAACTAGAAGACAAGCTTAAACTAATTGAATTAGTCTTCGCTCTTGCATATGATGCAAAAGTAAACTATAATGATACTCTTGCATCTGTGCGCCAGTGGGATGTGATGATACACAATTATCTACTGGAAGATGATATAGTCATACCGAATAATAGAGATAGTGGCCTCGGTGGGCCTCTAGTGGGCGGATATGTTAAGGCTCCGCACGTTGGTATGCATAAGTGGGTAGTTTCATTCGATTTAAATTCACTATATCCACACCTTATCATGCAATACAATATTAGTCCAGAGACATTTGCTGGTCGAGTTAGTTCTTTTAATACTATAGACAAACTACTTGAAAGAAAAATTATACGAGATGATGATCACTCGTGGGCTGCGAATGGATGTTATTATACGAAAGACAAGCAGGGATTTTTACCAGCTTTGATGGAAAAAATGTATGAGGACAGAAACAAATACAAGAGATTAATGTTTGATGTAAAACAGAAAAATCAAAAAAATCCAACATGGGAATTGCAGAAACTAATTGCTAAATTTAATAATCTACAGATGGCTAAGAAAATTCAGCTGAACAGTGCTTATGGTGCGCTTGGAAATAAATATTTCAGATGGTATGATATTAACCATGCTGAAGCTATTACGATGTCTGGACAGTTATCTATTCGTTGGATTGCAGATAGACTTAATGAATATCTCAATAAGCTTATAGGTACTGAGAATGTAGATTTTGTTATTGCGAGTGATACTGACTCTGTCTATATTACACTCGATAGACTAGTTCAAAAGGTTGGAATATCCGATAAAAGCGATTTAGAAATAACTAGAATTCTTGATAAGTTCTGTTCTGAGAAAATGGAAGTACAAATTGAAAAGTTCTATTCTGAATTAGCTATTATGATGAATGCTAAATCTCAGAAAATGAAAATGGCCAGAGAGTGTATTGCTAATAAAGCAATATGGACAGCCAAGAAAAGATATATTCTTAATGTTTACAATCTCGAGGGTGTTGAGTACGCAATACCAGAATTAAAAATGTCCGGTATTGAAGCTATTAAATCATCAACTCCACAAGTATGTCGAACAGCAATTAAGCATTCGATATCACTCATTATGTCTGCTGAAGAAAAAGATCTACAGCAATATGTTTCTAAATTTAGAACTGAATTTGAAAACAAAAACTTTGCTGAAATATCATTTCCAAGGGGAATTAGTGATATAGCCAAATGGAATACACGCACTGGATTTCTAAAGAAAACTCCGATACATGTAAAAGGTTCAATTTTGTTCAATAGATTGATAGAAGAGCACGACATTCGTAATAAATATGAAGAGATAGGAAGCGGCGACAAAATAAGATTTTGTTATCTCAAGGCTCCGAACCCACATTTTTCTAATGTACTATCGTGTCCGGATGAACTTCCAGAGGAATTCAATATACAAAAATATATCAATTACGATTTGCAATTTACTAAATCGTTTCTTGACCCACTGTTAGCTATCCTTAAATCGATAGGCTGGGAAGCAGAGCACACGTCAAACCTTGATAGTTTTTTTGGAGATTAATTATGAGAATTGGTCCAATATACACTGCCGAAGACTGTGACGAATTAGTCAAACTGTTGAAGTGTTCGAGCAACACAAAAATATCTAATATGGCCAGAGAGTTAGAATTTAAAGAGAACATCAAGCTGGCAATTTTTGATGATGATGATGAAGAGTTTCATTTGGGAAAAATTATTTATGAATGATGAAAATGATTTCGGTTTTAGTGCCGTAGATGACGAATTTATATCGAGCGAATTCGATAATAGAGACAAGGCTAAAGAAATGTATGATGCCATTTATCCATTATTAACGAATCTTAAAAAGGATTCTGATAAGAGCAAATATATTCTATGGCCAGAACGTGCAAAAAAGATTGACCAATTTATTGACAGACTACAAAATATATTAAACGGAGAGAATACATAACATGTCATTACTAGAAAAAATTAAAAAGAATTCTACAATTAAAGAAAGTTCGATATTGTCGACATCAAAATTCTTTAATGAAAAGGATATGATCCAAACACAAATCCCGGCAATTAATGTTGCATACTCTGGTGATCTAGATGGCGGACTTACTCCTGGACTTACTCAGTGGGCTGGGCCATCTCGGCACTTTAAGACTTTGTTCTCTCTCATTTCAGCCAAAGCATATATGGACAAATACCCAGATGCCGTATTGTTATTTTATGACTCAGAATTTGGTACACCAAAATCATATTTTGAAGCTGTTGGTATTGACATGGAAAGAGTTATCCACACACCACTGACAAACATCGAACAGATGAAGTTTGATGTTATGACTCAATTGGAAGACATTATCCGTGGAGAACATCTGATAGTTCTCATCGATTCTATCGGCAACATGGCATCTAAGAAAGAAGTCGACGACGCTCTTGACGGTAAATCTGTTGCTGACATGACTCGTGCTAAGCAGCTTAAATCGTTCTTCAGAATGGTTACACCACATCTAAATCTCAAAGATATTCCAATGATCGTCGTAAATCACGTTTACATGACTATGGAAATGTTCAGTAAACCCATCGTGTCAGGCGGAACGGGAGGAATGTACTCCTCGGATAACGTGTTCATTATCGGTCGTCAACAGGATAAAGACGGTAAAGATCTTATGGGATATAACTTCATTATCAATGTTGAAAAATCTCGCTACGTTAAAGAAAAATCTAAGATTCCAATTACAGTGAAATTCAAGGGTGGTATTTCTAAATGGTCTGGTTTGTTAGATATGGCTCTCGAATCTGGTCACGTTACGAAACCGAAGAACGGTAGATATTCAAAAGTAGATCAAGAGACTGGTGAATTTGATGAAAAGGGCATAAAGATTCAAGCTACTGACACTGCTGATTTTTGGAAGCCAATTCTTGCGGATCAGAAATTTAAAGACTTTGTTAAAGCGAAATACTCAGTATCTCATGGTGCTTTGATTGAAGATGATTCTGAAGAAGTTTATGATAATTTGGAGGACGAAAACGAGTAACTTGGTATATATAGTTCGCTAATAGAATTCAACACGAAGGATCAATATGAGCATTGAAAATATTATATTAAGTAGTTTGTTATATAATGAAGATTACGTCAGAAAGACGATAGCATTTTTAAAGCCAGAATATTTTCATAACGATGCTGATAAAGTTCTTTATAAATTAATAGAACACTATTTCCAGAAGTACAATGCCTCTCCAACAAAGGAAGCATTGCTTCTGGACATAGATAAAGTATCTTTACCGGAACACGTTTTTAAAGAGTGTGTCGAAAAGACCAAGACTTTAGAATATACCGAACAACAGATGGTTTGGCTTACAGATACTACAGAGAAATTCTGTCAAGACAAAGCTCTCTACAATGCGATCATGGATTCAATCAAAATTATCGATGACGATGATGACAAAAATCCATTATCTAAGGGTTCTATTCCACAAATTCTGAGTGACGCTTTAGCAGTATCGTTTGATACTGATATCGGTCATGATTATTTAGAAAATTCTGAAGAGAGATTCGAGTATTATCATTTAGCTGAAGCGAAAATACCATTCGACATTGAGCATTTTAATAATATCACTAAGGGTGGTGTTTCTAGAAAAACACTTACAATCATACTTGCTGGTTGTGTTCATCCATCAACAAAAATTAAAGTGCGAATTAGAAAAGTGTAAATCCGCGCTGGTATCCAATATCAATATACGATTGCAACAAATCAGGCTTTATTCTAGTTCTATGTTTTCCATTAGTTACACATATGAAGCCAGTAAGAGCTCTGCCGCCCTTAGCACAAATAATTTTTTTTACATCTGGATCGAAAAAGGCTCCTATTTTATTTTCTCTTTGTGTTTTAGAGCCAGCAGTTCCACCCTTTGAACACATGTTTTTTCTAAAGACTGGATCGAAAGTTCCTACTTTATTTTTGGATTGTGTCACCGCCGCCTTTCTGGCGCTAGCTCTGATTGATTCTTTATTATTTTTATATTTATCAGAATGAAATCCGATTTTGTTTTTATGACAGAACTTACCAGTGATAATTCGCTGTTTAGTTGAAAGCTTCGCACCCAACATGTGCATAGATCTTAAATCATTTGGATTTTTATATATTTTCCACAATAAGAAATGAGCAATTATGTGTTCTCTAATATTTAGATATGTTAAATTTTCTTGTAAATCGCCGCCGCCCATGTGTTTTGGAATTATGTGATGAGCATGTAATCCGCTGGCGTAGCCATATTTTTCTTTTAATGATTTTCTATTTTCACACAATGATGAATAGATTATATCATACATGTTTTAATCTTTCGTATAAATATTATGCCAGTGCCGGCTAGTAATATTTATTATTTTGGAGTTTTTAATGAATAATTGGGTAGAAAAAGAAATAGAAATAGGTGCCGTAGATGACTTGCTTAAAGAGGGTTATGAAGTAGAGGTATATTCTCCAGATGGTTGGGTTGGCATTAATTTTTTTGTTGATAAGGGTTCATATGAAGAATATATCATTACAACCGCAAATGGATTAGAAGTCAAATGTAACGCGGATCATTTATTTAAGTCTGTTGATGATGAATGGATTACTGCACAAGAGTTAGAATATATGCAAGATCCTGTAGAATTAGTAACGATACATGGACCATCATTAGCATTTACCATTAAGACAGATAATATAATTCCAATTGTAGACATAAATGTTAATCATAAAAATAAGCGATATTATACAAATGGTATAGAATCACACAATACTGGCGCGGGCAAAAGTTTGGCAATGTGCCACATGGCAGCTGGCAATCTCATGGATAATAAGAGTGTCCTATATATCACGCTCGAAATGGCTGAAGAAAAGATCGCAGAAAGAATTGATGCTAATCTTCTAAATATTACCATGGACGATTTGGATAAAACTCCAAAAGCCTACTACGATAAAATGATTGCTAAGCTAAAGTCCAGAACTATGGGCAAGCTTATCATTAAAGAATATCCAACTTCAACAGCCCATGCAAATCACTTTCGTCATCTTCTTAATGAATTAAAAATTAAGAAGAATTTTATACCAGACATCATCTATATCGATTACATCAATCTATGCGGATCAGTCAGAATTAAGGCCGGTGCTAATGCTAACTCGTACACGATGATTAAGTCGATTGCCGAAGAACTTCGTGGACTTGCCGTTGAACACAACGTTCCTATCATTAGTGCTACACAGGTTACTCGAGCTGGATATGGTTCAAGCGATATTGAAATTACCGATACATCTGAATGTATCTTCCAGGATGAAATGATTGAACTGCGTGATGGTAGTTCTAAAATGATTAAAGATATTGTAGTTGGAGATCAAATTATATCTAATGATCAATATAAAACGGTTCATATGGTTCATCATTCGAAACTCAAAGACTGTTATAAGATAAAAACATCAGCTGGCAAAGAAATAATTGTAAGCAAAGATCATGTATTTCCAACAAAGCGTGGCAGAATATCAATCGAAACTGGTTTGAGTGTTGGTGATAATCTTAATAGTAGGAACCGTGATGAGTAATATTTATTTAGCATGCTTAGCTAAAGCAGAGTACTTGATGGAAAATGGTTATCCAGTTGGTAAGATTGATTTGGCACAATTGACCGATCTTCTTGTTAAATTGGAAAATGAGAAAATAGAAAAGCAAACACTCTCAGATGCTTTTATAGATTATAATGATACTATTGTCGAAATCATAGAGCTTGGAGAACTGGAAACAGTCGATCTTTCTGTGTCTGGTGATAATCTTTTCTATTGTAATGACATATTAACAAAGAATAGTTTTGGACTTCCCGCCACTGCAGATTTAATGTTTGCTCTAGTTACATCTGAAGAGATGGAAAAATTAAATCAAGTTATGGTGAAGCAACTTAAAAACAGATATTCAGACATATCAAAGGATAGGAGATTTTTTGTTGGACTAGATAAGAGTAGAATGAAATTTTATGATCTAGAAGATAGTGCACAACGAGTTTTAAATGACGATGTTGCTATAATGGATCAAACGCCGACTGGTAAAAGAATTAATGATGAACTTAGAGATAAAATGAAAGATTTTAAATGAGCTATAAAATTATTGATAATACACTCGTAGAAAATAAAACTGATATTACTATTATTCAATCTAAAGATCGTAAAACATTAGTAAATATGAAACGACATTTGTGCATGGGTGGTGGTTTTAACGGCTTTACACCGGCATTCTTTTTAAACAAACCAGGAGTAAAATAAATGGGTAACAACACATCTTCATCTAGCACCGGTGGCGTAGGATTTTTAGGACTACTTACTATCGTATTCATTACGCTAAAACTTACAGGATATGTTGCCTGGAATTGGTTTTGGGTATTGTCGCCCATCATTATTCCATTTAGTATTGCAATATTGATAATTTTGATATGGATAATTGTTACTATTTTTAAAAGATAGTTGACATTTGAATGAGAATTGTTTATAAGAGCATATGAACATATTCTATTTAGATAAATCACCAGTTCTCTGTGCGCAGTGGATGGTGGACAAGCATGTAGTTAAGATGATCGTCGAAACTGCTCAAATGTTGTCTACCGCCCATCGTGTATTAGACGGCACTCAGATAATTCAGTCGTATGAAAAATCGAATGGAAAAATTGGCTCTCGGAAACATATGCTTTTGGTTGATGAACGAGAGCCAATATTATATAAAGCTACTCATGCCAATCATCCATCTTCAGTGTGGGCTCGCACTTCGGTGCAAAATTATAACTGGTTGGTAGAACACATGTATGCACTTGGTAGTGAGTACACTTATCGTTACGGTAAGACTCATGCAACTATTACTAAGTTAGCATATCTTCTGCAGAGCCCTCCGTATGGATTACAGAAGCAGGGTTGGACAGAACCACCATCATGCATGCCAGATGAATTTAAAACATCTGATGTAGTTGCCAATTATCGTGAATATTACAAGACCGCGAAAGCACATCTGCATTCGTGGAAAAAACGCGAAAAGCCAGATTGGATTTGATATGAATAAGATTGATCACATTCCACATCTCGAAGATCTTTTGATACTTCGCGGGACCGATGCTCTCAATGATATTATTGATGTTCTTTATTATAAGGACTCGTTCTCTATCAAATACGATGGTGCTCCTGCCGTATTGTTTGGAACATGTCCAACTGAGAATAAGTTCTTCGTTGCAACTAAATCATTTTTTAATAAGACGCCAAAGATTAATTATAATGTGGAAGACATTACTAGAAACCACGGCAAATCACCGGAACTGGTAAATAAGCTCACGTATATATTTCCACTATTAGAAGATCTGTTTCATAATGATCTTTCGGTAACACATCAATCATCAATCATCCAAGGAGATTTGTTATTTCTTGGCAGTGATCTCGATGGAACAAACACTTTCACAGCTAACACTATAACATATAAATTTGATTCACCACACCGAGTTTACTATGACATTGGTATAGCACTTCATACACATTATGACACTCAACTGAAAAGCAGTACATCTATTAGTGATAACGTTTTAAAAACGCCGCAATTGGATAGAAGTTTCTATGCTCCACAAACGAGTGTTTCTCGAGGAAGAGGTGGAGACGGTAAACTATCATCATTCCTTTACAGTCTTGTGAATTTTAATAGATATGCTAAAAGCTTTAAGCCAGACCCAAAAAATGTAGTGCTCGTAAATAAACTCATTAGAAATAATGAAGAACTAACAATTTATAATCTACAAGATATTTTTAACAACGAAGAATTTGTAATCCTATATTTGAAAGTTAAAGCTGCTAAAGAACTTTTAATTAGTATGCTAGACCGGTACTATGGACGACATGGTTTGATCAAAAGTATCAATGATGTTTCATGTGGTCATGAAGGATTTGTCACTAGGCTCCAGGACAATACACCAGTAAAACTTGTTAATAGAAAAGCATTCAGCTATGCAAACTTTGAGAGACATTCATGAAAACTTTAATATTCACATATGGTAGATTTAATCCACCAACACTCGGTCATGAACTAGTATTCAATTTGATGTGCAAGACACGAATGAAATATAAAAATGCAGAAACTATGGTTGTACTAAGCCATTCTAATGATAAGAATAAAAACCCGTTGGATATAGACTTTAAATTCAACATATTGTCTGAATCATATCCGACTATGAATTTCGTTAAAGCATCGTCACATCATCCATCGTTTATTCAACATCTAACACTGGCTTCACCAAATTATGACAAATTAATTTTTGTGTGTGGTGAAGATCGTGTTAAAGAATATAAGCGATTATTGAATAACTACAACCATCTCGATTTTAATTTCAAAGAAATAGAAGTGATTTCTGTCGGAAAAAGAGATGAAAGCGACGATGTTTCTGGAATTAGTGGTTCTAAAATGAGACAGTTTGTTAAAGATAGTGATAAAGAATCATTTAAGCTTAATTGTCCATTAGCATTTAGTGAAGGCTTTAAAAATGTTACATACAATTATTTGAGAGTAAAGGAGAAAGATGATGAGTAACACTATAGAAAAATCAATCAATGAACGCAACCGAGCAGAGCAGGCTAGCCATAAACTAGCATATATCATGCAGCGCGAAGGCCTCCCAATGGACGCGCAGCTAATGACCGCTGTCGCGGCTGAGATTGAAGCATTCTGGAATAAAATGGGAGCCAAGACCATGGAGCCCGATCAAACGCAAAGGAACCCCCCCAATGACCAATAACCCAATACCCTGCGCCGATGATGAGCGCAAGGCAACCACCCAACAGATAATCAGCGACCGAGCAGAGCAGGCTAGCCAATGACCTGCCACACATTCACAACATTCATCCAGCGCGGCGATGACGAACTGGAAGTCCGCGTCACCTATAGCGTCTCGCCATTTATCGCACAGACATATTGGCAACCAGCTGAAGGCGGCGACTGTGAAATCATCAATGCCGAGTTTGTCGGGATCGATGTCGCTGGTCGGATCGCAGACTTCAATGATGCAGAATATGAAGCTCTGCAAATCGAGTGTGAAGAACGGGCAGGTAGCGACGAACAGGACGCCGCCGCTGATTATGCAGATTATAGATATGAACAACACCGTGACCAGCAAATGATGGAGAAATTAACATGACCGATATACCACAGTGGGCTTATGATAGAGCGCGCGAACTGCGCGGAGGTTTTGGTACTTTTCAAGACCACGACAGAACCTTCGCCCTCTACATAAGCGAGCATGAAGACCCGCCAGAAGACCCGCTGCTACAGCAGGCGCTGGATATCGCTGCGGATGTTTATCTTAAGGCAGGATATAACAGCGATTTCACTGATAAGATTAGTAGAAAGATGATGAGTAACACGATAGAAAAATCAATCAATGAACGCGATCGCCAATTGGCTTTTAATGCGCTGAATGGTGCTTATGGCGATGGCTCGAATGGCTGCGCTGATCTGGCTTTGGCTATTGCACAGAACCGTATTTTTGGGATGACTTATGAAAAAGTTAAATCCAATGATAAAGCCTTAGAAGCCACCGTGAAAGAAGATATTGAGAGGAATATAGGATGATCAATGAAACAATAATGGGTGATCCAGTGATGGCTGATACGATAGAGCCGACGCTATTCGAACGCATTGGCAAAGCTGAATGGGGTGCGACAAAAGCGCAGACAGCGAAAGAACATGGAGCTTCCATGAAAAAATCAGTTGAGATTACCGCCGAATATTTCGAGCAGGATGGGCCGCAACAATTGAACGGCCTGTATATTGCTGGAACTGAAACAGTTATCTGTCACACTGGAACAAGCCCGAATAGTCCAGAGATAGCGGCGAAATTGACTGAACTGTGGAACGATCAGGACGCCACCCTATCCCAGGCGGCTCAAACGCGGAAGGTGATTGAGGATTGTGTTGAGGCTTTGGAATACGCAAAAGAAGCAATCGAATTTGCTTATATGGTCTCACTAGAACAGCCCCGCGAGATAGAAATGACCCGCACAGCCATCACCGCCGCCAAAGCATATCTAGGAGAGAAGTGATGGGAACACTGTTGTTAGGCGGTCTTTATATAATTTGCTGTTTCTTTTTTATTGCCAGTCTGGGCGCAGTGATCGATCTATGGTGGGACCAATGACCGACCTAAGCAAACGCCTGAAAGCTGAGAGCGTCCCGGATCGGGAACTGGATGCGGATATTGCTTGCGCGCTCCATGAGGGCATCGGGCATGATGCCCCGCCAGACAATACGACTGCCCGGAATGGTAAATTCTGTCACGGAAGCCAGCCCGGCAATTATGACGTTCATGTCTTAAGTGGATTGTAGACGGAAATGCAGCCGTAATTATTTAAAATTATAAATATATAGTGCAAGAACAGTTCTTGCATAACGGTTAGGCCAAGGCAATCCCGTTTAACAAAGATAAGTCTTAGGAAAACTCTTTGATGTTATTATATGTTTATCAACTCATCCGCGACAGAAACGCTACTTCTCCAAAGCTAGATACTATGTCGGAGAAATGGGATTGTCCTTGGCCTAATTAAGTTTGTCTTTCGAGATTTCTCGGAGGGCTTTTTTTATACGCAGAAAAAGAAGATATGGAAAACAAACAAGTAGAAGCAGAAGAACTTGATGAAGTTCTCAGTATTGCTCAGAGACAGAAACGATCTCAAATCATTCGTGCAAATAAGAACAAGCTTAAGATAGCTCGTCGTGTTGCTAGAGGCAAACATGCTCCACAGAAGATAATTAAAAAGAGAGCATATGCATTAGCACGTAAAATTATTAGAAGAAAATTTGCAGGTAAAAGAGGCGCCGATTATGCCAATCTTTCAGTTTCAGAAAAGATGGTCATCGATAAGGCAATAGAATCTAAAACCAAACTTATTAAAAAATTAGCATTAAGACTAATTCCTCGCATACAAAATATGGAATCGAAAAGATTACAATCATTCATGGCAGGTAAAAAACTAGAAAACTTGGGTAAAAAAGAAATGGCCGAATCATTAAACGAAAAATTTGCTGAAATTATTGGTAAAAAGAAAGAAGAAAAAGATAAAGAAAAATCTGTTAAAGTTAGTTCTTCTCCCAATATTAAATTCTATAGAAAATTTTCAGAAGAAAAAGAACTAGAAACACCAACGTTCTTGGCTCTTAAGAAAAAGTCAGATTCTAGTAACATAGATATCGATATACTAGGTGAAGTATATAATCGTGGTTGTGATTGCTGGAAAGAATCATATAACTATTCCATGGAACAGTATGCATTTGCTAGAGTTAATTCATTCATTAATATGGGTAAAACATACTTTAAAGAAGATGCCGATCTTCATGAAGCCCAACTCGCTCGCGTTGGATCTCCAGGCGCTTCTTCTCGCAGATGGATCGATCATGTAACCAAAAAGAGAACTGAATTATCTCAATCGCGCCGCAAAAATGCTAAGAAACTTGAAGTAGTAGAATCATCTTCTCGTGCCGAAAGCCCGGCATTTAAAGACGCTCAGAAAAATCTCGCTGATTTGAAAGCCGGTAAAGTTAAGCGTGAATATAAACCGAGAGAACAGAGCCTTGATCAGAGAATTAAATCGCAGAATAAAGCATGGGCTAAAGAAGATCATGCTACAGCCGAACACCATCGCAAAGCACATAATGATCTTAAAAAAGAACACGGTGAAAGCTTTAAGATGGAAGATGATTTAGATGCTGGTAATCACAAAAAATGGGGATTCAGTGACGAAGAAGCCCGTGGCGCACATGAAGAAATTGGCTACCACAATGATAAAGTTCGTCAAAAATTGCAGCATCATCATAACAAGTTTCATAAAGCCGTTTCTGGATACGAAGAATTGTCCGGTAAGCAATATAGAGGCAAACTTCATGAAGCAGTTGATCCAGATTATGAAAAGAAGCTTCAAGCACATGTTGAATTATCTAAAAAGCTTATAGATAAATATGGTGGAATACATCAGAGAACACCAAAGGGTAATGGATTTGTACATGCAGCAGCATTTGGAAAGCCAGATCATGTTGTTCTTCGTAATAATCATGAAGACGATAGAATAGTCCATATTAAACATTTAAAGACTGAGCAGGATTATATGAAGAAAGAATCTATGGATGAAGCTTGGACGGAAAAAGACAGATTTGGTAAAGACGTTGTTAATGTAAAAAATCCATATGGTAAAGGATTTAGTCAACAGGGTGTTCATATAGTCAATGGAAAAGAAGTACCTAGCTGTGTAAAGAACACCAATGAAGAAGCAGAAATAGATGAATCTAACAATACACCACATGTTAGACCACATTTTGGCGATGTTAATAATACTGAAGCTCAAACTGGTTGGAAAGCATCTAATAAGCATGGTAAAGTAAAATTGTTTGGAATGAAGTTCAAAGATTCTGCTAACAGACATGCTGGCATTAATGAGTCGAGTTCTAAATTTGGTGCGGCATGGGACCCATACACACCAGACGGCCCAGCATACCCAAAGGCTGCTTATAGTAAAACAACTGGAAAGTTGAATAAAAAGAGTGCAGCTTTCAAACAACACGTAAAAGATCATTATCCTAAACATCTTCATAAGCAATACGGTATTAATGAAGAATCAATAGTTGAAGGCGATCCTAATCCGGCGCATAGGGAAGTTGGCACAGACTCAGCAACTAAAATATTTGCTAATGACACACCGGGTCAATGTAAGCATACAAAATGTGGTACACCAGATTGTTGTGGTGAATGTAAGTCTGTAAAAGAGGGTTCAATCGAAGGAATTCCAGTAGTACATACCAATTCTTCTGATACGAAACGAGTGAAGGTCAAAAGTGCAAGTGGCAAAATGGTCTGGAGAAACGTCAGATCATCTAGAGATATAATTAAATAGGAAATTAAAATAACACTACCACGTATCATAAGAGACATCATGTATTTAAGCAAATCAAATGACAAAACACTTGAGACTAAGTCGGGTGCAGCTGAAGAAAAAATAGATAGACCGGAACAAATGAGTAAAGCTGATATAGTTGCAAATAGGTATCTAAGAAAACCATTGCACAATGCACAGCTTAAATCAAAAATAATTGATAATACGTAATTAATAAATAAAAGAAAAAAGGTTTTATTACATGACAAGCATTAAAGACATCATTAAAAATATTACTGCATCGGTTACTCTTATCGCTGAAGAAGTGAATAATGTGGAGCCGGAAGCAGTTGTTGAAGAAGAGCAGATAGATGAACTATCAAAGAATACTCTAATAAAGTATAGTACCAAGTCAACGAAAGATCAGTTTAATGCTGCTTTTGACGGTGATAATGACCGCATTTCAAAGAGAGCTAAAGGTGAGACGATGACTCGCAAAAAGATTGACAAACTTACTAAAGAAGATGTAATGAACAGAGAAGAATTAGAAATCAGTGGTGTCTTTAATGAAGACGAAATCAATCGTTTAGATGAAATATCTAAGGGTGCCGTGGCTAATTATATTGGCAAAGCTTCAACTGATGTGCACAACACTGCATATAGAGCTGGTAAAAAAGATGGTGATCTAAAAAACTTCGACACTGACGGTATTCTAAAAAGTATTAAAAGACAGATGTCTATCAAAAAAGCTGCTTCTAGACTTGCTAAAGAAGAAGTAGAAATCACTGAAGCACGAGAACGTACACCAAATTTTAGATTTACACACAAGCCTGGTGATAAAGGATCTGAAAAGAAGCTTGCTGATCTTAAAGCTAATAAAGCTCCACATGAAGTTGTTTCTATGAAGCCCCGCCTTGGCAAGAACAGTCCACATGCTGATCTATATAAGAAAGGCGGAGAGCTTAGTCGCAAAGATATAAAAAAGCAACACGCTAGTCATTTTGACGTATATGTTCACCCAAAACATGATCATCCACATTGGACAAAAATTCGTGATGCCGAAGCTGATGAAAACCGCAAAAGTCATATATCTAATAACAATGCACTAAAAACCAAATTTGATAGTGTTGCTCATAAGACACTAACAAAACATGGGTATGATAAGGTCGGCGAAAGCCCACATGATACGGTGTATGCACACTTTAATAATAAGACCGGTGTGCATCACACCGCGACTATTAGTAAGGCTGGCGTAGCAGCTGCTTTCCATACAAACAAGGCAACCGGCTCTACGTTTCACTCGTGGACAACATCGCATGCAGATCATCATAAAGAAACCATGGATAATTTGCCGGTAAAATTCGAAGCTCATGTTATAGGTGAACATGAACAGCATCATAAAATTCACCACAGTATGAGAGAAGATTTTCAAATTGACTTTGAAAAAGAGCTCATAGAACATGAAGAGTATGGTTTAGGTAATATCATATATGAAAACGATGAAACGGTAGAAGTAGCATTCGAAACCGGCATTATTTTGTTAAATAAATAATATTAAGAAAAGAATAATAGGAGAACTAAATGACTTGGGGAAATACAGATGATGCAGCAAACTCAGTAAGTTATGCACCATCACAAGCAGGTAAAACATCTAATACAGGTAATCAGACAGCATTGTTTGGTAATACAACAGTTGGTACCTTTGAAGCCGGAAAAGCAACTGGACAATTTGGTGTTTCAACTGCCGAAATGGCAAATACAGGCGGCGAAGCTCAGAAAGTAACTCATGCTGGTTGGGTGTTAAGAAATGCCGGAACTGGTTCGATCGAATCTATCGTAGTTAGTGTAGGCGGCACTACATATAACAATACTGATGTTATCAGTATCACTAGTGATACAGCAAACGCTGCAGCAACTTTAACTACAAATGCTACAGGTGGTATTACATCTGTAACAATTACCAACGCAGGCGCTGGCTTCGTTGCAGTTAATCCAACAGTTCTTATTGCTAATTCTACCGCAGGCGCAACTGGTGGTTCTGGTGCAACTCTTGTTGCAACTGCTGGTGGCAGAGCAGGTAGAGTAAATTACGAAACATTAGTTGCAATGGGCAGTATTACTGGCGATGCAACTGACGACGCATTACTACCAGAATAATTGGGATATTAAATTATGACTAGTAGAGCTAGAAAAATAAATGAATTGCCCGCGGCTACAACTATTGACTCTGATGATCTTATCGTTATAGAAAAGGTTACTGGAGCCAACAGTGTAACGTCGCAAATTAATGGAAACAATTTGAAAACCGCATTATTTGCCGGACCGTATGATGACGATACAGCTGCAGCAGCAGGAACTGTATTATTAGGTGAACCATATTATACGACAACAGGTGCGCTTAGAATTAGAATAGTGTAATTATATGAACCCCGAAATGTTGAATGACGACAATTTTCTTCTTTATGCAGCAAGACATTATGACAGTTCACAATGTCATGATCCAAAAGAATTTGACGACGATTTAAAGAGATTTAAATACATTAAAAGATTATTTGGAAAATACAAAGATGGTGGTGAATTGAGAGAACGATTAATCTTAAATCATATCATTATTATCTATAATGTATTCGGTGCAGGAGCTACTAAAATGTTATTTTATAAGTTGCACATGTATCAAGAATATTTAAAACCGTTTGTGGTTCTACTAAATATGATGCCAGATAAAATAGAAAACGAGACTATCATATACGCAAGTGATATACATATGGATGATCATATCGTTGGTGTATTAAGGAAACTTTAATGAATATTGAAACTGTAGATAAACACATTGGTGCATTAAGATCTAAATTTAAAACGACAGCGCCAAGACATGCAACATATCATAGAGATGGGTCTGATATACCAAATGTAAAATATGTAAAAAGCGATGAAGATCATCAAAAGATCTTTAATCATCTAAAGAAAAGTGGTTTTAAAAAAACTGAAGGATACGATCCAAACCCAAACACTTGGTCCATGGGTCATTCGGCTGAAAGAATGTATTCTTATTCAGATCCAGTTCATCATAAGGATGGTTTATCAGTACATATTTCTAAAGAGCATAAGGGTATGACACATGTTCACTTCTCTCATAAGCGCAAACTTAAAGAAGAATTCATCAAAGAAGAGCAAATTACTAGTAATGTCGCAGCTCTAGAAGCTCCATTCAGAAAAATTGCTGATGAACTTAAAACAAATTCAGTTTCTTTAAAGAAAAGAAATGAAAAGATGTCTAATGCATTTGAGCATTATCACAATATGTATAATCATCTAGCAATACAATCAAGTTTGAATAGACCAGAAAACGTGGCACACATTTTTGAAACGTTAGATGAAGATGGTGCTAAATTCATCAATGAAATATTAGATGAAAATGAACAGCAGACGGTGCTAGAAGAATTAAAAAATATTGGAATAGAATTATGACCAATGAAGAAGCTCCAACAAATTCAGCAGGCGGTGGGCAAGTGGCAGCAATTGGTGTAGGTCCAGATGGCGAACCGCCAGCAAAAAAGAAAAAGAAAGACGCTACATTTAAGCGCATGTCGTCTTTTAAAGATTATCTTGTAAAGGGTAAGGTTTAATGTTTACTGGTATTTTGATGAAAATTGGATTTAGCATACTTGGCGGATTTAAATGGATCGGCCAGTTTCTAAAAGATAATTGGAAATGGGTGCTTCCTATTCTATTAGCCCTTGGTGCTTATTGGTATCACAACCATGCTGTAAAAACTGCATACGGAAATGGATATCTGGGTGGTGTTAAAGATGAACAGGCAGCCATTCAAGAAAGAATGGATGCTGAAAATAAAAAGAATCGCGAATTCGAGCAGATGTTAAATAGTGCAATAAGTGAATTCGGTAGAGGATTGATTACTGAAACGGCTGAAAGAGTTGCAATCGAAGCGAAATTGAATAAATCAATTCAAACGATTATTAGAGACAATCCTATCTATGAACAGTGCCAGGTAGATCAGGGTGTTACTGATGCTAGAAATCAGATTAGAAAATTGGGACCCGGTCCCGTGGCTAGAATGGAATTACCAGATGCAGAATAAAATTATAATAGTGATCGCTAGCCTCGCCCTTGCAGGATGCGCTACAACTCATGAATTTACACCAGATGGTGTAACACCTGTTCGAATTCCAGATTTACCAGCAGGGCTTTCTATTAAGGCCAACCAGATGCCACAAATTGAAAGCAACAGTATGGGAGCACATGTTAGTGCTGGTGTTGATGCTGATATTGCTTATAACGATGTCGCATTTAAATATAACCATTTAATTGATTTATACAATTGTGTTAAGCAATCAATTAACAATAAAACAGATTTGAAAGAGTGTTTAGATGGCCCAGCCGAATCCACTAGATAATAAACAAGCAATAGTTCAATATATTCTTTCGAATATAACGAAGCTTGCAAACAGTGCCAACCCCGATGATGCTCGTCAGTTGATCATGTTGGTTGCTGCAATATCTCTATTGAATCTTGGAAACACCTCTCAGATAATTTCTAGTGCTCGTCGTGTTGCTCAATTGTCTATGATTAAATCGAAATCTAAAAAGAAATAAATACAATATGATTTGATGACTTTTCTCTGTAATGTATAATTAAATAGGAGAAATAGAATGAAAATATTAGCGCGTATTGTTAACTGGTCTGTCATAGTAATAAACAGTGTACTAGAATTTATAAGAGTATCATGGCGACCAGCAGCTTGCATTGGTATGGCTGGAAGTGTTATTATTCATGGAATATATTTACCATTATCTACAGGTGTCAGTGCTGATTTGATAGGCCTTACTGGATTGATAA